GTCAGCGGCACTGGATTTACCGTCACGTTCAAGAACTCGGCGGGCACCGCTGTCAGTCGTAACTTCAACTGGAGTGCGGTCGGCTATGGCAGGGGCGGTTAAAGTAAGACATACACTGCCGTTCAGCGGTCTGGCTCATGGCACAAGCTGATTACATTGTCAGTAACGGCACTGGGGCGGCAGTACGTTCCGATCTCAACGGTCAGCTCGCTGCCATCGTCTCAAACAACAGCGGCGCCACCGCACCAGCCACCACCTACGCCTACCAGTGGTGGGCAGATACGACAACCAATACCCTGAAGCTCCGCAACAGCGCCAATAGCGCCTGGATCGAGCTGCGACAGCTAGACGGCGACTTCACCACAGTTTCAGTTGATAACGGCACTGCTGCCGCCCCATCAATTTATTTCAACGCCAGCGGCACTGACACCGGCATCTTCAGCAGCGGCACTGATGCTGTTGACATTGCAACCGCCGGAACCCGTCGTTTTGGCATTGCTAGCGGTGGTGACATCACCGTGTATGGCGGGAATGTAACCCTGAACGAACAGGGTGATCTGCGTTTTGCTGATTCGGATTCGTCGAACTTTATTGCGTTACAGGCACCGGCAACAATCTCTAGCAACGTGACGCTGACGCTGCCTTCTGCGGATGGCAGTAATGGTCAGGTTCTAACGACGAACGGCTCTGGCACGCTGAGCTTCACCACGCCTGCAGCTACAAGTGACAAGATCACGGAAGGTAACACTGAGGCAGAGGTAATAGATACTGGCTCTGATGGACATTTCAAAGTCACTACAGAGGGTACAGAGAGATTTAGGTGCGATGCTTCGGGTAGATTGCTAGTTGGCACGTCTACTGCAAACGGCGGTGCCCTTCTTCAGGTAAATGGAGGATACAACATCCTTAAAGGCTTTAATCGCCGTCCACCACTTCATCGTGGTCCGTTATTTACGAAAACAACTGCTACCACACTTAGCGTTGTGGCTGATTGTTCGCTCAATGGGTTTTTCTATAGTGCTGCTACAGCAGTGACAATGGGCACCCATACCAATAACACGGACATGGCGATCTGGCAGCACCCAACTAGTGGGGCATTGGTCAGTGACGCGAGTTTCACTACGGCACCAGCAGGAGCTACGGGTGGCTCAATCGTTGCCGGCTATCACTACATCCCCAGCGGTCGCCCCACGGCAGTGAATAGCGGCAGTCCGACTGCTAGTGCTGAGATTTTGGAATACAGCATCTGGGATCTGACCTGGCGGCCTGAGTGTCCTGACCCTCGTGGGATGGCAAACATTGATGGTCGGTTCTGGTGCGACCTTTACCTATGCGGCTCCACCAGCTTCGCAGGCACGACTTTCAGTGCCGTTCAATCCAGCAAGATTGGTCTCACTATCGCTGATAACAGCAGCCCACCTTTAATCCCTAGCTTCTACGGCGGCAATGGCAGTACGGCTTATAGCCTGACCGGCGGCAACAATCCTGGTAGCTGGTATAACTTTTTTGAAGTAGCACACAGCTTTGGCAAGCGGCTCATGTTTAGCTGGGAATTCCAAGCCGCCGCGTTTGGCGCCCCTGAAGCCGGCAGCCGTGGATCTGACCCCGGCACCGTGCAGTGGGAGCGGCAAAGCAAATGGGGGCTTGCACAGGCCACAGGGACGCTGAATATCTGGGGCATTGAGCGCGTTGGTATCTACACCAGCGGCAGCAACACCAACACAGGTGGCCGAGGCACGGAGTACGCCGACGCGCCACGCGCCGTCCTCCTGGGTGGCGCCTGGGCCGACGGGGCTAATTCCGGGTCTCGGTCCGCCAACTGGGGCCACGTTCCTTCGCTCGGTAACAACGACCGCTCGGCGCGTTTTGCTGCCGGGCACCTGGTGCTTGGCTAGGAGGCGCGACAGCGCCGACTGCGAATGACCAGCAAGCGAGCCTCTGCGGATCCTTCCAAGGAGGCTCATGGTCTCTACATGGTAGAAAAGTACGAGCGGGTCATCGACTACCTCTACCCGCTCGCACAAACAATCCCCCGCAAGCACGGCACCTTCAGAGAACTGCTTATCCGCCACCTGTTTTTGGTGGCCGAGCACCTGAACAACGCGATCAAAGCCAACCAGCTCAGCCGTTGCTATGCGCTTGACGGCAGCCTGGGTCAACTCAGGCTGTTTTTACGGTTCATGGTTCATCACAAACGCAAGTTGATCACGGAACATCAGCAGGAAACTGCTCAGTCATTGATCAGCGAAGTGGGTGCAATGCTGGGCAGTTGGATCAAGAGGCTGCAAGAACAAAAAAGGATGCCAGACTAGAGCGGGCCTGATGGGAGCGCCGTCATCCTGGGTGGCAACTGGAACAACGGAGCTAATTCCGGGTCTCGGTACGCCAACTGGAACAACGTTCCATCGAACGGTAACAACAACATCTCGGCGCGTTTTGCTGCCGTGGCCACTGCTAAACACCATCACGCTCTGCTGTTTCTCCGGGGCAGCAGGCCGGTGCCAACCAGGTGCCAGCCATCAAGTCCAGCTTCGGCAAACTCAGGGCCGAGTGGTGGCAATGGCAGGGAGTAGCTCGTCGAAACCTGCCGCTACCTTCAAATGGGTAAAAAATTTCGCAACCTTTATCAGCAGATATACGACTGGGACAATCTTCTGCACGCCTACAAGGAAGCCAGGCGCGGCAAGACCTACAGCAGCTCATTCCTGCGCTTCAAGGAATACCATCTCTCTGGCCTCAGGCATCTGCAGCATCGCCTGATCGACGGCACTTGGCGGCCTGACGCGCAGTTGGAGTTTGACATCATCGACCCCAAGAAGCGGACCATCGCCTGCCAGAGCTTCCGTGATCGGGTGCTGCATCATGCCCTGATTCAAGTGGTAGGGCCGATCCTTGATGCAGCGATGATGCCCCAGGTGTTTGCCTGCCGGGTGGGATTGGGCACCCATCGGTGCGTGACGCGGATGCAGCAGCTAATGCGCCAGAACCCAGACTCTTGGGTGCTCCATGTGGACTTCAGCAAGTTCTTCCCGAGCATCCCGCAGGATCTGCTGCTGCAGCACCTAGGCAAGAAGCTCACCTGCCAGCGGACTATGGTTTTGATCGAACAGGTGCTGAGCGTGCAACCGCAAGGTTTGCCCATCGGTGCGCTCACCAGCCAATGCTTCTGCAACTACTGGGGCGGCAAGCTGGACCGCTTTATTGCCGCCACCGGCAACGGTCGCTTCGTGCGCTACATGGATGACGCGGTGATCATCGTTGGCAGCAAGGCCGAGGGCTTGGCGCTGAAGGAAACGATCTGCGTGTTCGTGACCTCAGAGATGGGCCAGCGCATTGGCAAGTGGAGCCTTTGTCCAGTCGAGCGTGGGGTCACCTTTTGCGGTTTTCGCATCCGCTGCAAGTTCAAGCTGATCAAGCGGCAAAGCATGATCCGCCAACGGCGCAAGCTGCGGCTGTTGCTGGAGCATGACGATCACGAAGGCTGGCGGCGATCTCAGATAGCCTTCATGGGTCACATTCGCCACGGCGACGGGCAGAATGGACTCAAGCACCTAGGACTGGCAGCCCCATGCTGATCAACACCGCCGCAGACTTGCAAACAGCAGAGCCCAGCGCCGAGCGCACTGCGTTCTTGCAAAACCTATTGAACGATTACATCACTTTTGATGATGCGGAGTATCCCGAGGATTACGACCGCACCTTGCAGGAAGGCGATGAAGGCTATATCGAACCCGTGCTGCGGCAGGAGTGGAACAACGGAGCCGCCGCCGCTTGGGGCTTTGGCAGCAGGAAAGCAATCGAGAGAATGCTCTGATGGTTGTCAAATCCAAGCAGGGCACCGCCCGCATCGAGCATCAACCTGGTCCGCCTAAGACCACCCGGCAGGGCTATGGGCAGCAATCCAGGCCTCGCCGGCGTGGACGCAAACCACTCAGAGGCCAAGGTCGCTGATATGGATTTCGACACCCGCGAAAACTGGCGCAAGATCAAACAAGCGTTGGAGTCAGCGGGCAAAACCGATTGCCATTTTTATCACCGCGCTGTGGTGATTTGCAACGGTGGCAATGATCCTATGGATCAACGTTCA